TTTGAAGCCCGGCCGCACCACCGGGTGCGATTGCCTTCCTTATTGATTTACAAAGGATTTTCCTGCCCCGACTGCTGCTCAGAGGCGGGAGTGTCGAAGAAGTGTCGAAAATCCCTAGCAGGACCAAACGCTAACACGTCTTGCAGATGATCGGGCGCAAGGTGCGCGTACCGCATTGTCATCGCCAGGGACGAGTGACCGAGAATCTTCTGCAAGGTCAGGATATTGCCACCGTTCGCGATGAAGTGTGAGGCGAAGGTGTGCCGCAACACATGCGACTTTTGTCCGGCAGGCAGGCCCAGCCCCGCACGCACTACAGCTTCATCGAACCGATCACGGCAGTTTGTGAACGCACCGTGTTCCTGGAGGTGCTGGCGTATCCGCTCTGCTAGCTTCGGATTGATTGGCACTGCGCGACGACGCTTCGACTTCGTGTTTACGAACTGGAGGATGCCATCGCCCACCCTGCTGATCGTGAGTCCTTGCGCTTCACCCCACCGGCAGCCAGTCACCAAACAGATCGTGGCGATCAGCTCCACGTGTGGGTGAACCATGCTGCGCAGTACCTGGAACAGCCGGTCGATCTGATGGCTGTCGAGGTAGGACAGTTCCCTTTCTTGCACGCGAATCGCCCTGAGCATCGAGAGCGGATTCTCGAACTCGATCTCACCAAGTCGCCGCAGCTCATTGAACATGGCCCGCAGGTAAGACAGCTCATTGTTCAGCGTTTTCGGGCTGATGCCGGACGAGAGGCGCTTGGCGCGGTACTCCGCGAAATCAGTAGCGGTGAAGGCTATGGCCACAGGGTCTTTCAAGCGTTCGACCATACGATCCATGATGACCCGCCGACCCTCATAGTCAGACAGCGACTGACCGTGCAGACGGCCCCAGCATTCCACCAGTTGGGACAGGCGACGACGATCCTTCGGTTTTGGTGACCATTGCGGGCTTTCGATCAGCTTGGATCGACAAGTAGCCTCGAACCGCTGGGCTTCGCCCTTGGTCTTGAAGGTCTTGCGAAATCGCTTGCCCTTGATCGGTTCAACATCGACCCGCCAGCGACCGTCAGGCAGTGCCAGTATCGCCATCAGACGGCACGCCCCCATCGCACGTGTCGTTCCTGTAACAGGTTCTTGATGTGCTTGTAGAGGTCGCGCTCGCTCATGTCCTTGGCGGCGTAGTGGTCACGAATGACCGGCCAGCATTCCCATTGCTTCAGTCGATCAAATGCGGTCTTAGCGCCCACTCGCTCCCGTGCCAGCAGGCTTACGAAGTTTCCCAGGAACAGCTCGACGTTCTTGCCGCTGAATCCACGGCTGGTCTTGTAATAGCGCTTGTACTCCGTTTCCTCGACCAGGGAATCGACCGGTAGATCAACCCGCGCGTCATCACGCATTAGCGTCCAGATCGGCTCGTAGTAGCCGGGGCGGGCGATCAGCTTGAATTGGCTCAGGCCATAGCGCCACAAGCCGTCCAGATGCGCCGAGAAGGCCGCAAACGAATCCGTGTCGATGGCTTCCCCGGTCTTCACGTCAATCGAGCCGCTGGCGAACTGCTGGATCACAGAGTGGTGATAGCGCAGCTCGACGCGCCAGACGTCAGCGCCTGGATCGTAGTTGTCAGGGTCGGCCGGATCGAAGGAGTCCCGACGACGCCACACGCTTTCCCAGTAGTCGAGCTTATCGGTAGCGCGGGCCTGCTCGGTCTTGTTGTAGATGCAGAGCTGAACGCCGCCAGCGGAGCCGAACATGGACGTTTCACCCCGACCGTAGACACTGGACTTGGTGGCCCACTCAACTTCCTTGATGCCGGAAATATCGCGATGTGTTCGCGCGCGACAGTGCAGGCGGGCTACCAGATCGACTGGAGGCTTCCAGCCCTGGAGGTCCAACGCCAAATGGACGGCGCACTGGTTACGTTCGCGGTTGGTCATGACTGCTGCTGCGTAGTAGTCCATCCGCTCTTGCAGACGCTCAGGCGACAGCGCGTCGATGGCGTGCGGCGACACCTCAATTTTCAGGTGCGGCCCGATGTTCTCCAGCTTGGCGTTGAAATTCTTGATGAGCAGGATGAACCCGAGGTCGGCGTTCTGCAGCTTGTACTGGTAGCCGGAGTCTCGGCCAACCCGTCCCGAGTGCCAGACTTCGCCAGCAAACTCGACCATCGCGCCCGGTTTCTCGAACAGCGCCATAACTTCGGGACGAATCAGCCCGCGGTAGAGCTGGCGGACGGTATCGACGCCACAGCGCAGCAACCGGACCTTCGACAGATCGCTGATCGCCGCAGTACCTGGATCAACAAACAGCCGTCCGCGTTTGGTCGGATTACCGGTGATGTGGTCCAGTCTCGCTTGGTCTTTAACGCTCATTCTTGAATCTCCAACAATGTCCATTAACGGACGGTTTCAAATCGATCTATCTGACGTGTTACAGGGACGTCAGCGCGCGCGTTTGCACGCCGGCTCGTGCCTCGCCGCGCGTGCAAAGAGCGCGGAGCGCACGCGCGCTGACGGTCATCACCATAGGAATTGCCCCTTCTGATACGGCACGACAGTCATGTTCGTGCCTCCGGGAGGCTGCGTTGCGACCGGACGTGCCGCCTGCATCGAAGAAGGCGGGCTGTTCTGGACTTGCTGAGTTCGCTCGCCGGTGGATCGATCAGGCAGGGTCGGATCGAAGACCCCGTTCTCAACCACGCGCATGCAGAAGGCGAAGTCGGTTTCGACCCGCGTGCTCTGCTGCGTGTAGCACTGGCAGACGGTAGGAGTGCCGTTGACTACGGCATGCGCCATACGCCCGAACTCGCGGGCATAGGTAGCGGGGTCGGTGCTAGACATGCAGTAGAGCCGGGGAAACGACACGGGCCGCGTCAGCTCGTCATAGATCGGCGCCGACGATGGGACCTGTGGCACCCGAGGCACACGCCGCCCGATGTAGCTGGCGACACTCTCAGGCGCATCGGTCTTCGTTTCGCCCACAGGCTTGATGAACGCACCGACCGTATCCCTTACCTGATCGACCATGCTCCCGGCCGGCGCGCTGCTGGTCGCTTCGAGCGCGGTTTGTTCCGCGTTGTAGCGCTCATAGGCGCGGTAGACGAGGATGCCGGCACCGATCAGCACGCAGATGGCCAAGATGAACTTGGTCGGCACCTTGGCCTGGAAGTGGTGCTTGGCATTGGTGCTGGTGTACGCGCCGAAGTAGCGCTTATCCAGGCGCAGCGACTTCTTGTCGGCATCCTTGAAGCTGGTCTTCAGCTCGACCTTTTCCACCACCACTTCCGACTCGAAGCGCAGCAGCTGAGCGGACTTGAAGACGCGCCAGTAGTGGATATGGGTGTTGCACAGCCGACGCAGGTGCACATCGAGATAGCGCGGGTCCTGGGTGACGAGGTGCACTTCGTGGCCCTGGTGGCGCATGGTCTCGAAGCGGGTGATGTGCTCCGGTGGCCGCGCCCGTGGATCGCGTGAGCCAAACCAGGCCTGCGCTTCGTCCACGACGATGATCGAGTCGTTCGGCAGCTCGAACCACTTTTCGGGATCTTCGAACTCGAACCACTGCGCTTGTAGCTGATCGGGCTTGAGGCCGTTGATGTTGTGGTAGTAGACGACACGGCCTTCGGCGTGGGCCTTCTGGTCGACTTCGCGGATGGTGTTCAGGGTCTTGCCATGGCCGGGCTTGCCGGTGCGGATAACGAGCATGACGGCGCCTCCTTAGGCTTCGATGGAGGTGCCGCCCGGCTTGTGCCAGACCTGATTGCGTTTGCGGTCGGTGGCCTTGTCGATGCCGGCGAGGACGAAGCGCGTGGAGATCGCAGCGAAATACAGGTTCACCACCACATCGAACTTGGCCAGCCCGAGAATCCCCTGGATCACCGGTCCGACATCGCCCATCAGCCCGAACAGGTAGTCCTGCGCCTGGCCAATGATGAGGTTGAAGCCCATGTAGGAGACAAAACCGAAACCGATCATCTTCAGCACCATCTTCACCAGCGGCCCGACGATGATGACGAGCATCTGGACGATGAATAGAAACTGCATCACTGACCTCCTACGGCGCGGCCCACATACAGGGCGGCAAGAACGGTGGCCACAGCCACGAACAGGCCGCTCAGGTCACTGGCGGCGCGGCAAAGGGGTTCGTAGCTGAGCTGGAAAGTGCGACCGCCCGCGGTCGTCAGGCTGAAGCTCTCAGCGGCAGGGCAGGCGGACGGCAGAAAGCGGGTGCCCTGGTTGATGAAGGAAGGCACGTCGATGACACCGGCGCCTTCATCCAGCTGGAAACGGTCGCCGGTAACAGCGGCCTCGATGGCGGATTGCTGTTTGGGGAAATCGGTCATTTCCTCAGCGAGGCAAAGCTGCTCCTTCTGCTGCCGGAGCACTTCGCAATCAATCGGGTCACCGCTGCAGGAGAACGCCGCATCGCAGGAGCCGGCAGAAGCCAAACGCTCCGGGCTTTCCTCGCTTTCATCCTCGCCTTCGCCCTCATCGAGCGTGCAACCGGAGCCCGTGCAGGACTTGGTTTCGTCGCCGGGCTTGCCATCGGCATCCGTTTCTGCGATCGCGCTTTCTTCGGCAGTGGTGGACGTACAAGGCTTGGTGCCAACGCAGACGGTCTTGTCGGTCGTGGTGGTGGTCTCCGTCTTGCTGGAGCCATCCGGGTTGGTGGTCTTGTTGGTTTCCTCGGTCTTCGTGGTGTCTTCGAATCGCGGCGCGGGCTTGCCGGTGGTGCAGTGCAAGTAGTCCGCAGCGTTGCTGCAATTGAGCTGGCCGGGTTCTTTCAGTTTTTCGCTACTGGTGCAGTTGCGCGACTGCGAGCCGTCCGCGTTGGTCACCCAGTCACCGCACAGATTCTCGCTGGTGAACTGTGGCGTGCTATCAGCCGGAGGCTTGGACGGCGGCTGGTCGAAGACGCTGCCGGGAGGCGGGTTGTTTGACGTGCATTGCGAGCCGGCGCCCTGGTAAACCACCTTGCAATAAACAGAGTTCAGGTCCTTGCCGGTGGTGTCTTCCAGAAAGCGGTTGCAGCCTTTGACTGTGGCTGTGCGGTTGTAGAGGCAGCCGCTTTCACAGATCGAGGATGGCGGTAGCGAAGGTGGTACGGACGGGTCCAGCGAGCCGGCGTTGTAC